CCTACCATCAGGCATTTCCCACACATAGATTCCTAGGGTTGTCTCTTCAACAATCCTGGTATTTTTCTTTAAGATATCCATAGACCACAATCATACCATTATCTGGTGCCAAAGTCCATATTTTGTAACAGATAATACACTAAATTACAATATTTGAACTAGCAAATTCAATAGAGTAAACCGAGTACGGGGTTAAGTCATTCCCTGATGTAGATTCTGATATGGAGAGCTGTTCTGATCCAACAGAATTTGACCAATTACCAATATAATAGTTATAATGCCTTAATATTTGTCCAGATGTCAATACTGATGGGTAGATGGCTATATTGTTATACTTAGATCCTACCCCGTATACAGTCCCGCCAACATTCTGATTGATCTTAATTATGCCAGAAGTGGCACCTGATAGGGTGATGACTATGTGATGGGGAAACCCAACCGTAAAGTAATTTGAGACATTTGTCTGGCTTGTCACATTTTGTCCGTTTACATATATTTCAGACACTCCGCTTTTATTTATAGTGCCATCAGATGACCATTCAAATATCTTGGAGCCATTTGAGAATAAAACATTTTTCCCAGATCCAGGTGTATATATCATTTCAATGCTTCTTGTTGCTACTGTGGAGTCTATATTAAACCCGCCAATATCATGCATGGACAGCCCATTATTTTTGTTATAAGATAAGATTCTTTCGTTATATCTAGACAGGTCATAGTCTTGATCTGAATATATTCTATCCCCAGAATTATCTGCGTAGTAGTCTAAATTATTAAAGAAATCAATTGAAAGAGATTCAATTTTTGGAATATCAAAAGACGTGTCATCTGATGACATTGTTGTCTTAATATATACACGCTCATTTGTTGTTAAATCATTTTTGCTGAAGTAGGGCAAAGACTTATTATTCTGACAAGGCTGCCAACTAGTAAGACCATCTAAACTAATTTCAACAGATATATTATCGTAGTCTGGAGAGTAAGTTAGCTGTGAGCTATTTATTCCAATTCCTGAAGGCACTAGTATTTCTTGTGTAAAGCTAAAGCTGGCTGACTGTGCCGTATCTGTTTTTGCAAATGTTATGTAGTCATGGTCTATAGATAGTATGGCATCTCCGCTAGTTAATTCCGACCATTTAGTTGCAGATGGATAGTAGTACTGTTTAACGGGCATTATTTTTGAATGATTTAGAGTAAATAAAACTCCACCATCTGGCTCTACTATTTGCAAATGATTTAGCTCATATGAACCAGAGTCATAATGATTTTGTATTTTGCTTTCTGATAAAGCATATCTATAGAATGCAACGCAGTCTATAACAAATGGCTCAATTTCATTCGATGGTCCAGACATAAAAGAAATTGTCTGGCTATCAAAAGGATATTCTTCTGGGATACTCTTTGTTGATTTGTTGATTCCATTTACATATAACAAAATTGAAGATCCGTTATACACCGCAGATATATACGATGCAAAAGTTTTTTCTATTTTAGCTACTGCGATTGCCGACCCTATATAGAATAATACGTTGCCGTCTTTATAGGTTAGTCCAATTAAATTAGACGTATCAAATGCCAATGGTATTTCATTTGTAGAATTTTGTGGTGGCTTAAACCACAAGTCTATAGAAAATGGATTATTCTTATATATAGACGTTGCCATTCCTGGCGTATAATATATTATTTTTGTATCTGAGTTCATTTTAGTTCCAGATATAGATCCTGGCACAAGTGGCATTAGTATTGAATTTGATGAGTTAAATGAGACTCCATTGTTGCCGCTTCCTGAATAGTCATAAACTACTGCTCCGCCTAAGTTTGCATAAGATATGCCATTATCTCTTAAGTCTGCGTATGTGGGGTATTGAGTTCTAAGTGCATCGTAGGATACTGTTGTTCCAGATATAACTTCGTCTAGCAGGTAGAATGATGTTGGGTGGTCATTTAAGACTACGCTTTTGTATGACATCCCGAACCTACTTTTCTTCTAGTAATTTTACTCTTGCTGTAAGTTCTTGGACTGCTTTAATTAGTGGAGAAATAAATTCTTCGTATCTTAATGCTTGCTGTCCTTCTGGATCATTCACATCAGAAATTACCCAACCGCCAAAGTCTGCAATGTTAGCTTCATCTAATACAGACTTAACCTGTTGTGCAATTAATCCGTAATGTGTTCTGTCCCCGCCAACTTTATTATATTTAACTGCGCTAAGGTTATTAATGAAACTTAATCCTAAATCTGATGCCGCTATATTCTCTTTTGTTCTTTCGTCAGAAATTACTGTTGCTGCTGTATTTAAATATATATTTTTCCAAGCTCTTGTAACGTTATCTGGGCCAGAGTTAATAGGTCCTAATAGGCCTAAAGAAAATGAATTTGTTACGAATGGATACCACGATGAGTTTACTCCAGTTGATGAAGTTGCTGTTGTTTGCAAAGCAATTCTTGTTGCAATCGGATCTATAACTGCATTTGATCCTGATGGACCTGCTGGGCCTGTTGGGCCTTGTGCGCCATCTGCTCCACGAGGAATTACAAAATCTAATAAAACTGCACTAGATGTTCCAGTATTTGTAACTGTTGCGCTAGTTCCTGCTGCTGATGTGGTTGTTGAATTTACAGATATAGTTGCTGCAGCATCTCCTTTGGGGCCTGTTGTGCCTGTAGCACCAGTTGCTCCAGTATCTCCCTTTGGTAGAACTAAATTTAAAACTTGAGACGGAGATGTACCAGTTATAGTTGCAGATGCTGTCACTCCTGCTGTGACTGTTCCAATAGATAAAACATTAGACGGTCCAGGACCTCCCAAAATTCCATCTTGTCCTCTTGGAATGTTAAAAATTAAAGATTGCGATGGGGATGTTCCAGTAATCGTTACAGATGCATTTTGGCCAGCACTGAGTGTATTCGTTGCAGATACAGTTAAAACATTTGATGGGCCAGTTAATCCTTGCGGACCAGGATGTGCTGCTATGTATGTTGCAATATCTTCGCCTAAAATACCAAGATCCCTAGGTACATCGGGTGAATCCGAGTAACTTGGGAAGTGCCATCCATTAACGCCTACTGTTGCCATTTTTTAATTATACCACCTATGAAATTATCTTACTTCTTTTAAACATGAATGCTGGGCACATATACTTATTGCCAGAAACAAGTGGAGTTGAGGCATGAAAATATGGTTTTACTGAAGGGAATATGACGAGGCTGCCAGCCTCTGGCTTAATCTTTATATCTTGTTCTGGGAATGCCAAGTCGCCTCCAACATAGTCATCATTTAAATAAAGAACAATTGAGGCAGTTAGTCTTGCCTCATCGTCATCTTCTTCACAATCTATGTGGGGCCCCATTTGAGCTGGTGGGAAATACTTTCTTATTGTAACTTCATTCGGTAAAAACCCTAAATCTTTATTTAAAGATTCGGAATAGTCTGCTACGCACAAATTAATTGCATTAAGTATTGTAGCCACAATTAAAGCATATCTTTTATCTATATCGTTGTTTGACTGTGGGGCAGTGAACGCACCAGACTTGTATTCTCCAAAAATATCATTTGGGTTATTGCTTGATGTCCATCTCATCCATTTTGTTAAATGAGCATTTTCTTGAGATAGGCTGTCTAGTCTTTCAATTTCTTTTACAAACTCGTTTGGGTTGGCAATAACATTTTTATAATAATAAATGTTATTATCAAGAAGTTCTTTTATCATTCTCTGCCTTCTGGCATTACTGGTTTGCCTTCTGGTGTTGCCCACTTTTTATAAATCTTTTCTTGTTCTGCTCTTACTGCCTTTAATTCTGTTGCCCAAGCTTCTCTCTGCTCTTCAGTATATTCTATGCTAGCGTCGTCCCAAAATGAACCGATTGTATATCTTATGCCACCCTTTACTGTAGTAACCATATGCTCTCGTGTATGTCCACCAGCAAATATTGCAGTTAGACCAACCTTTGGCTTTATGTCGATATCGCTATCTTTAAACTTTAGGTGACCACCTTCAAAATCATCATTTAAATAAATAAATACCGCATACTTACTTCTTTCAAATGCTGTAGGGTTCCCAAGTTCATCTGAGTTGTCGGAATGATAGTCTGCAAAAGCGCCCTCAATCCATCTCTGTGCATGGTAGCTAACTTCAGAAACTTCAAACCCTAAAAGCTCTTCAGTCTTTGCTTTTATTTTTTCTTTGAGCTGATTAAAGAAATCTTCTGGCAAACCAAAAAGTTTTAAATTAGGGTCTGAAGGCCAGTATCCCATAGCTTCTGATCCGTAAAATGATATCTCATTCCACTTTAATATCTTGTTTTCAACCAAAAAATCAAAATAATTTATAATAGCAGAACAGGTTTTTTGATCTACAAAATTTTCTACTATAAAGAATTCATCTCTTATTTTTGGAATTGGCATGTCAGTATCCTAAATTCTTTCTTTCAGAATATCTCATGTTTGCTGGGTTTTCTCTTTCAATTCTTTTTTGCTCCATCTTAGCCCATGTATAAGCTCCATAGTGCTTTTGATTTGCAATCCATTGTGGGTGACCATCATAATAGTATTGGATAAAGTTTCTTATAAAGAACTTGTTGCCATTTCTAATTGTTCTTACTCCATGGAAATAAGGGTCTTGTGAAGGGAATACAAGGATGTCTCCAGCTTTTGGCTTATATGGAAAATATTCTTCTCCTATATAAAACTCAATGTCTCCACCCTCATAATCATCATTGATGTAAGTTGTACATGTAAGCAAAAACTTTGGACCAGGCATATCTCTTTCTGAAATAATAAAGTCTGTATGGTACTGCATTGACATTTCATTGCCCATTGTATCAACATTTGCATCATATTTTGAAAAAGATGATGTCATCAATTTAGCTGATTCTGGCAATACAACCCCGTATGTCTTTTTGTAATCTTCGATAGCAGTATTATAAGCCTCATAGACTCTATCTGAAAGCATCTTTTCTTCATCGTATCTTTGGCCGAATTCTCTAGGCTCATCTTCGTTATGTTTTTGTTGAGAGTATGTTCCAAATATTGACCACTCGTCCCAATTTCTTAAATAGTATCTGCCTTCTGCATCGTGATCTGACTCTTTCATGATTCTATACAGCTCGTCAGCATCTGGGAGAAGCCCCTGGTATATTCTTACATTTGGCAAAAGCTCAAAAGATGTATACTCATAATTATTTGTCATTGTCTACTCTACCTAATCTAGTTATTGTCCAAAAGAATGGTGCGGTATATCTTGTTCCGCTTGTTACTTTTGTTACCCCATGAATATAGTTCTTATCTCCTGGGAAAAAATATGCAGCCCTTGGCTTTGGCTTAAACTTTATATTTTGCAATGGGAAGAATAGCTCTCCACCTTCATAATCGTCATTTAGATAGAATACGGTTCCTATGTCATACCAAGGAAACTCATTTTCTGTTCCAGCATCTGGGCCTTCGTGCAGCTCTTTATCCGCATGTGGGAATTGCATTGCTCCTACTGGCCACCGTACTATAGCTGCATCAGTAGGTGAAACTTCTACATCAAACTTCTCTCTAATGTAAGGAGTCATTCTTTTTATAACAAGATTTAATATTCTAACAACTTCTGGATCAGCTTTCATTAGGGAGTCTTTTGTTGCAACTCTATCTTCCCATACTCTGTGGTCATAAATAATATTTCCGTTTTCGTTCCACTGTGACTCTGTGACGTCCCAAATTTTGTTGTTTCTTGCAAAATTTAAAAGATATTCTTGCTCTTCTAGCGTAACCATGTCTTCTAGCTCTACTACATTGTCTGGGGAGTTCCCGAAATGACCAGATGGGGTAATTGACATTCTTGCAAACCTAGCTCTTTTTGTGTATTCCATTTTTCACCTATTCATATTTCTTTAAAGACCTGACGTTGAGCTTATACGCTCCACCATCTTTTGTTCTAAACTTTTTTGCCTGCTGGTTGTGCCTTTTTTCTATTTCATCTTTAGAATAGAATTTCTTTTCCATTTTCCAGTCTTCTCTTCTGTATGGTATTAACTGCATGTAAGGTGTTCCTGCTGGAATGGTGCCCTCAAAATCTTTTTTAAGAAAAAATGGCATTAGGCCAGGAGTATCCATCTTATCATTATCTATTATAGCAGAAGTGGTAATAAATGGTAAATCAAATCTATTTATTGGATGAATGTACATTACGCTATATCCATCTGGAACGGATGGTGCCCAGTTTGGATACCAGTGAAAATGATAGTCATCGCATCCAATTGGTGTTGGGAAACTTTTCATTGGCTGTCTCACTCCTATAAAATCTTCATAGCCAGCTTCCGTTTTTGCAAAAGTAGTTCCATCTGTATTCTTTTTAAAAGTTATATTACATGGTGTTACGTAAACATATCCGCTTATAAATATATCAAGTAGTCCTGGGCATGATCTAAATGTTCTTACTGGGCCGCCCTCTGTATTTAGATATGGCTCCTGGGTATTTGGGTCAATTTCAAATTTTGGAGCATCCTTAAACCATTCTGGCATTAAAGACTTTGTAGTTTGCGGGGCATACGAATCAGAAATAATGTTATATAGTCTATTAGAATGAAATGTTATTTTATTTGTCATTTACCCGTAGCCTCAAAGTCTTGGTCTCATGCTCACCAACAACTTTTCCCTTATGATCCGTTGCGTTCCTATAGAAGCCCGCCCATTTACCAGACTGATTAATTTTATCTACTGTCATCCCATATTCTCTTCCATCGTAGGCTGATCCAACGTAGCCCTTACCATCATAAAGATCTACCTCATATCCATTAATTTCTTTTAATGATATTGGAAGTATTACGGCAACTGGTGTGCCAGCTTTTACGGTTATAACTTTTCCTGGTGAAGTGACTCTCCATACAACTGGAACTTCTCCAGAAAAAAATGATGTTGTTAATAAAGTTGTAAATGCTTGTGCTCCATCTATAAAAAAGTTGGGGGCTGGCATTGTTAGAATTGTTGTGTTCTTGTCAGTCTTAAATGTAAGTCCAGTTATAAAGCTTATTGTTGCATTAGACCTATTTGTATGAACATATTTTTCGCCAGAAAGCACTTTAATGTGTATGGGCTGGCTATCTGATATGCCGTCCCAGATAAAAGATATATCTTCTGGAAAGGATATTCCCCACCCTAAAGTATTAGATAAGCTGACTGGGAAACAGTTATATGCATGTCTGTCTGCAGTCTCATCCATCCATTCTCTATTTACTTTTATTTGTTCTATTTTTGCTGGATTATCGCCAGTTTTAAAAACATTTATTTTACGCATATCCATCTGTATACTTCTTTTCTATCTCTCGATATGCTGGTGTGTGTGGTGCTTCTAGGTAATCGAGCATTGTTACTATAGAATACTTTGTTCCGCTTGTTACTGGAAGTGAGGCATGAGAAAATAAGTATGAAGAAGGGAATAAATAAAGGTCTCCTGCCTGTGGCTTTATTTTTAAATTAAACTTATCAAAAAATAACTCCCCGCCTTCGTAGTCATCGTTAATATACCCAACTGAAGATAGTACACAGATATAGGAATATCCGTGGTCAGAGTGTACTTGAAAATGCTGCCCTGGTCCGTATTTAACAAAATTAAAAGATTCCCAGTAATTTAGTGGTGCAAGGTTAAATTTTTGTCTATAGTCTTCTACTGGGCCTAGCTGTGCATCTTTAGCATTTTCCCATATTGATTCTAGTTTAATTTGATCTGCGCTTTTGCCATCATCGTCCTGCTTATTTTTCTTAATTTTAAAATCAAATGCGTCTCTATACTTTAAGTCGCTCAAAGCATAACCAGTTGTGGCCTGCTTCCATTTATAAGTTGCATGTGGTGAGTCTGAGTATCCGACACCTTCGGCATCTGGGTCTCTGGATAAACATTCTTCAAGCCTGTTAATCAAATCCATTTCTTTTGGAAATACATTTCTATATACAAGAACTCCTGGTGCTAACATCTCTGGCTGATTCATACTACCCTCCCATATTCAATTTGCTTTTATTTTTTAGTCTAACAAAGCTGTCAAACTCATCTCCGTGAGAATTATCATTATAATCTGTCATCGTTACTACAGAGTACTTTATGCCATCAGAAACTGGCATGGCTGCATGTGAAAATAAATATGTTGAAGGAAATATATAAAGGTCTCCAGCTTTAGGTTTAATTTGTAAACCAAGTTTTGGAAAAACAATTTCTCCGCCAACATAGTCATCGTTTATATAGCCAACTAATGAGACTGTTGACACGTAAGAAAACCCATGATCTGCATGCTCTTTAAAGTAATTACCTGGACCATATTTAACAAAGTTCATTTTTTCCCAGAAATTCATTTGTATGCTATACATATTGCAATAGTCTTGAAGAGCTGGGTTTTGTGCGTCATACGAGTCTTGCCATATTTTTTCAAATACAACTTGATGCTTGTCTTTTTCGGGGAAGCTTGTCTTTTCAATTTTAAAATCAAAGCAGTCTCTATAGTCTATAGATTTCTTGCTGCCTCCGACAGTGGCTCTTTGCCACCTATAACCTTTAGACAAAGAAAGCTCTTCCTCTAGTCTTTGGGAAAGATTTAAATCTTTTTTAATTACATCTCTGTAAACCCAAAGTCCAGGGAAAAGCTGTTCTTTTGAAGACCATGTCTCCGATAAATCATTTTGCATTTCTGCCATTAAGCCTATCATTTATTCATTATGACATTTAAGTATATAAATGTCAATTATTAAAATAAACAGCTTTGTATATTAGATCTTTAAGTTGTGTAGCAGAATTCCATCTGCAACGAACCAGTCTTGTGGCTCTGTATTTAATCTATATACTGTTGCTACTCCATCAACCATTGTGATTGATTCAATTAGCTCGTCTGTTAGAGATCCATCTTCATTTACATGAACAAGGTAGTCTCCTTCAACTATATCTGCTGAAACTTGAACCTGGTACATGCCTTCTCTTTTAATGAATACATGCTGTACTAGAGATACCTTCTTTGACTCGTTGCCATTGAAATACATTACCTGCGGTACAATTTTACCAATTTTTGAAGTTACTGTTGCTTCAACATTTCCTGAAGAAACTAAGCTATCTGAGTTCCATAGTGCTAGATCAAACTCTGACTCTTCTTGTGAGCCAACTAATGGGATTCCAGCCAAATCTACTGAGACGATTGTGTCTCCAACTGCTAGATCTTTAATAGCTTTCATTCCTGTTGTTGTTTTAATAAGCGTGTTTTCTTCTATGCATCCGCCAAAACCTGGAGGAGAGAAGAACCCTGGTGGTGCAAAGAACCCTGGAGGACCGAAGAACCCTGGTGGTGCAAAGAACCCTGGAGGACCGAAGAACCCTGGAGGTGAAAAGAACCCTGGAGGTGCAAAGAACCCTGGTGGTGCGAAGAACCCTGGTGGTGCGAAGAACCCTGGAGGTGCGAAGAACCCTGGAGGTGAGAAGAATGAAGGTGGTGAGAAGAAAGTTGTAACTGAAGCAGAAGCATCTGAAGGGGCTGATCCGCCTACTCCGTTATTAGCTATAACTGTGTATGTCTGTGCAGTTCCTTGCTCTTGTGAAACCGAAGCTGAGTTAGTAGCTGAAGTTCCTGTCTTTCCATCGCTTGATGACCATGAATAGCTTCCTATTGCAGATCCACCATTTGCTGGGACATTCCATGTTAGGTTATCTGTTCCTGCTGATGTCGATGTTGCGCTGACACCAGTAACCTTAGCTGGTACTGTAGCAGAGAGTGGTGTTAATGTTGCTTGTGTTGATGGACCATTACCAACTGCATTAGATGGAGTTATTGTAAATGTATAGTTTGTTCCACCAGCAATACCAGTAAAGGTATATGATGAAGGATTTGCTGTTGTTTGTGTTGTTGTTGCTGGATTAGACACTATTGTGTATAGTGTTGCTGCTGGTGAGTCGGATGGAAGCGTCCAAGCTAAGTTCGCTGAACCGCTATTGAACGCCCCTCCGTTAACACCAGTGGCAGTAAATCCAGTAACCGCCTTTGGCTCTAGGAAGTTATCCTGTGCTGAAGACTTAATACCGTATTTCTTGTTTGCCATTTTTTATCTCCTATTATTTTTAATCTAATTAAGCTGAAAGGTCTCCGACAAGTACCCAAGTATCTGTCGCTCTCTTTAT